AAGAATCGCCAACGCAAAGTAGATCATTTACAATCCTCCAAGATTCTAATACTTCTTCCGAATGAACGAAGTGTGATTGATCACCATTAATTGCTTCATATAAAAGTTTCTCGTATCCATCAACACCTAACCAATCCGGATATCTATGAGTTAGTGTGGCAGTTTCAACATCATCATTAAAACCAGGTGCTTTCATATCAATACGAATATCAAAATGAGCATGTGGTTGTAATCTAATCACGATTCGATCATTATATTCATGACCAGAGAATAATTGTTGTGGAGGTGCTTTGAGTTTTACTACAACTTCAACACACCCATAAGGCATCTTTTTGCCTGTTAAGATGCGAAAAGGAACTCCCTCCCAACGCCAGTTATCGACATATAAAGTACCAGCAACAAAGGTAGGAGTGTTACTATCAGGACTAACACCTTCCTCAGTTTTATATGTTTCGTATTGTCCAAGAATCATATCCTCTCCTAAACGAGTAGCAGCAAGAACTTTTGTTTTCTCACGACGAATCTCCTTGGCATCCATACGACAAGGAGCTTCCATAGCAACTAGTGCAAGAACCTGAAGAATATGATTCTGCAACATATCACGAACTGCACCAGCAGTTTCATAATATTGCGATCTACCTTCACAACCAAATGTTTCAGTTGCAAAGATTTGAATTTCTTCTACATATTGACGGTTCCAGAGTGGTTCAAGAATAACATTACTAAACCTTGTAGCAAGAATATTATTGACAGTATCTTTACCAAGATAATGGTCAATGCGATAGACCTGTTTCTCGCGTAGATGTCGCTGAACCACAGACTGTAGATTATCAGCAGATTGATAGTCGTATCCAAAGGGTTTTTCGATAACCACTCTGGACCTGTCTGGGTCTTCAAGGAGTCCGGTTTCTTTAAGATTGATGATAGCATTCGCATATCTTTCTGGCGGTACGGATAAGAAATAAGTATTATCTTGCAGATAATTAGGCAAATGACATAGTGTTTCTACATTATCCAAATCCGCAGAAACATAATCTAACTGTTGTAAAAATTCTTGCGGATAGTCACCAAGAGATTCTTTCCATTGTTGCACTGAAGGTTCTCTTCTGGCACAACCAGTAATCAAGAAATTATCTGGAAGAAGTTTTTTCTGCCAGAGTTTGTGTAGTGCAGGAATCAGTTTCTTTTTACAAAGGTCTCCCGTTGCTCCGAAGATAACTATTCCTTTAGTGAGCGGTTCCGTTTCCATCATAGTCCTCCGAATCGTAATAAACCGTTTCACCTTTAAATCGTCCAAATGCGATGGTGGCACATACAAAGGGTATTGCAGACCATAATAGGAATTGTCCAAGTGTCATCTAACGTTGTGTCCTCCAAACATATATCTCATTCCATTAAGAATACGATTGGCAAAAGTTGCTAACTTCCTTGAGTTGAATCTCTCAAAGAGTGCAGCAGATATAACAGGGGTGGGAATGCCAAGGTCCACAGCAGCATGAAGAGTCCAACGCCCTTCACCAGAATCGCTGACACCCCCGTCAAACTGTTGGAGATGCTTATCATTGTGCCGTAGTACATCAGCGGTAAGATCGAGTAACCAACTACCAACAACAGAACCGCGACGCCATAACTCAGCAATCTCAAATACATCAAGATCGTAACAATAATCTTCGGGGCATTCCATGGGAGCCACCTCGGCATCACCCTCAGCAACATAAGCTCTTCCTGCATTTGCCTCATGAAGTATGTTGAAACCTTCTGCATATGCTTGCATAATTCCATACTCCACTCCGTTATGAACCATTTTTACGAAGTGACCAGCACCAGGTGGTCCACAATGTAACCAACCAAATTCTGCGGAGGTTTCATGACTTCTTGGATCAGTGCGACTGGCAGCTCCAATGCCGGGAGCAAGTGCCCTGAAAATGGGGGCACAGACAGATACTGCGCTACTTGAACCACCAACCATAAGACAATATCCACGGTCCAAACCGTAAACACCGCCACTAGTACCACAATCAATATATTGGATGCCCAACTTAGACAACCTTTCTGCTCTCCTGCGAGAATCCTTAAAGTTGCTATTGCCATGATCAATAATAATATCGCCGTCGCCAAGTAATGGTAGTAACTCATTCAGTGTGTCCTCTACTAATTCTGCAGGAATGACAAGTTGGAAGATACCTGGTGCTTTGCCAATGATACCTGGTTGATCATGTACTACTTGAACAAGGCTTTCCAAAGAAGTGGCATATCCACTGATATAACCCTTCTCGTATTGTTCATTTGCCTTTTCAATATTTTTGCGATATCCATGAACTTCAATACCTGCTTTGATCATACGACGAGACATACCCTCGCCCATTCGTCCTAATCCGATTAAACCCACTTTCATTTTATTGTCTCCCTTAATTTTCTTCATATTCATCCTCATATAAAGGACATGGTTCTTCAAAAAGATGTTGCATTCTAAGTTGTTTGATGCGTTCTACGAGTTCTTTATAAAACTCTCTCTTTTCGTCTTCGGTCATTTACTTCTTGAATAATTCCTCTACCTGTTTACGGACATTACTCATTTTAATTTGTTCACGTTCTATATGTTTATATCCATATTTACCATTAATTATAAAGTATCCCTGAAGAATCATCGTGATACCAAAGACAAATAATAATACTACACCCAACCACTCTATAAGGTGATCTTGAGCCATGGAAATATGGGATCTATTACTCCGACGAGACGAAGCATACCTTCAGCAAAAAGAGCAAGAACAACCCAACCGACACACATAGAAATAACTGAGGCGTTACGATTGTGTTTACGGATGGCATCATCGATCATCTCCTTACATTTTTCTTCTGTAATATAATGTATAGGTTTAATTTCATCCATTCTGTGACTCATTGTTCATCATTTGATCCATAGGATCCGGTGATCCACTCACAATTGCACATGCTCTTTTATAAAAGAAGTTTTCCGTATTCCCTGATTCCTCGAAGGTTTCTTTGACTCTCACCCAATTGTCGTAGGTGTGTTCGTCCATGTGTTTTTAGTTTGAAATACTTAATAGCTATAATAATTTACAATTTAAATTTGTCAATTTTGTTATCGTTTCCTAAAAGTGTTTAAGAAAATATAAAGGAAAGTGAGGGATTCGAACCCTCGGAGACTACTAATCTCTTTAGTTTTCAAGACTAATGCAATCGACCGCTCTGCCAACTTTCCAAATTTTACCTGATTTCAAAGTCCAATTTACGAACTTTACGTTTCCTTCTCTCCTCTTGCCACAGAATATCTTCCTGCGAAAGAAACTTTTTCTTATCATCAGGTTGATTTGAGTTTACCATAACAACCTCTGATAAGTCAACTGCCGAGACCTTATCTCCACGTATGGTTGCCATATTTGGACAACCACACGAAACCGTCTTATTCTGATACCCTTCCAACTCCTTACCACAGGAACGGCATCTAATCCTTATATTGTACATTGTATTGAGTATTAACTTCTTCAGTTTTCAGTTATTTATTCATCATATATTCTACAGTATTTGCCACATCCTCCATCGCATCTCTTAAGAATGGGCGTTGGCCGGAATGTTGTTCTCTATGAATCTCACCATTTTTCCACTCTTCTACAAGTGTCCAACGCCATTGCTGCATACCTTTAGAATACCACAGATTAATCTTCATCTTTAGATAGACTATTCGCTCTACTATCTAGTTGACCAATCTTGCGAATAAGAAGCATATGCTCATTCTCCAAATCTTCAATACGGTATTGAAGTCTCTCTACCAACTCATAAAGATTAGCACAATTTGCTACGTTCTCTTCACCCCGATCGGTTTCAAAGAACCAATCTAGAAACTTTTTAGTTCGTTTTTTCATAGAAAAAGAGGAGTCCGAAGACCCCCTATTATACGGTCTTTAGTTGATGCTGTCAACTGCAGCAAGCGCCTTCTGTCGAAGACTTTCTGGGAGAGGTACATACCCAAGAGAGTCGGATTTTGCCTGTGCTTTTTCACTAAGCATATACCGAAGAGTGTCTTTTACACCATCCTTAGACTCAGGGTAGGCAAGAATCCAGGTCAGAGAAACAATGGGATAAGCATTGGCACCTGAAGGATTTGGGTCTGCCCCACGTAGTTTATCATCTAATACGATTTGTGCAAGCCCTGCAGCAGAAGTATCGGCATTTGCCTTCACAAAGTTACCTGCCTTATTCTGAATAGCAGCCTGTTGGAACTGACCACCAGTTACATAACCATAGTTCAGATATCCAATAGAACCATCAAGGTTCTTGATTTGAGCGGCAACACCAGAGTTACCCTTGCCTCCCATACCAACAGGCCACATAACAGATTTACCAGTTCCTACCTTTTCTTTCCACTCAGGAGAGAAGGCAGACAGGGAGTTAGTAAATCCTTTGGTAGTTCCAGAACCATCAGAACGCCACACAGTGGCAATCTTCTTATCAGCACATCCAAGTTCAGACCAGTTAGTGATCTTACCAAGGAAGACATCAGCAAGTTGTGTTTGGGTAATCTTAAGATCACAACCAGGATTATTATAGGCAGGTACGATTGCTCCACCAGTCACTGGGATTTGAATCATCCCACCGGCAGGAATCTTTTCATCCTTTACAGCACCATCGCTGGCACCGAAATCAACAGTCCCAGCAACATACTGACGAACACCAGCACCACTACCAACTG